TGCGCGAGGATGGGCGCATTGAAGAATTGAACGCCTATATCATGGAGAATCAGAACATTCTTGCTGTGAAGTCTGGCGTTGATGCGTTGAATAAGATCATGAAAAATTATAGGGACCAAAAGGATGCAGTACTGAAGTCGCCTTTGGAGCCTGAGGTTAAGAAACAGATCATTGATCAGATGGACGCGAACATGAATGCAACACTTCAGATCATGCCAATTTTAAGAAGGACTGCATTTAGTGAGCAGAGACAGACACGCCAGTGACTACATGGGTAGGGTGAAGTCCCTCCCATGTACCCTCTGTAGCCTCCTAGGACAGCCCCAGAGCAGCGTAACGGAGGCTCACCATATCCGCACAGGGCATGGCATGGGAGACCGCGCCAGCGACTTCCTGACGGTCGCCCTGTGTGTGGATTGCCATAGGGGAACCCATGGTTTCCACGGAACCAAAGCCCTGATGCGTATCGCCAAACTGTCTGAGATGGATCTGCTGGCTGAGACTGTCCGCCAGATGGACAAAAACAAGGGGAGAGATTATCTCCCCTCTAAGGGTGATGCCTCTGGGGGTTATGAGACTTCACCGGTTGACAGCACACAGGAGGAGGCTGTCGGGGTGGAAGATATCAAGGGTGGTCAGACCATTCAACCCCGTGTTCCGCCCCGAAAGCGTAGACAAGTTCGATCAGGTCAGACATCTCCTGTTTAGACATGCCTGAGGTGGGTTCCCCAAGGAACACCATCCCCCCATCTACACCGGGTACCATGCGCTGCCTTCGTATGGCTGCGGTGAATACCCATTTCCAGTCCTTCTTGGACATCTTCTCGCCGTGCCATTCGACCTGATGTGAGATGTCAGACAGCAACGCCCACATCAAGGAGTTCTGACCGACACTCCTGCGGTTCTTCTTGATGACCTGAGCGATGGCGATCTCAAGTTCAGGTTCCATGTTCACCCCGGATTGAAGGTCTCAAGTATCTGTATCTCGACCACCGAATCAGCAGGGACTACATACAACTTGTAGCCATGCTTGTTCTTGCTCCATGCCCTGATGATGCAGTACGGAACCTTGTCCTTGTTGACAAGGAACTGCGCCTCTTCCAAGGCGATATCAACATCAGTGAACTCCGTTCTGTTTCTTAGATCCATTACCTTTACTCCTGCGTTTCAACCGTTGGTTCTCTTCCCGTAGCGCCCTAATCTCAACGGCGCAACGCTTGATCAATTCGCTTATCACGATGTATTCCAGTTCTGTCGTTATGGAATTCACATCGTCCTTTGCGTCCTCGACCCAAGACAATACCTCAAGTATGTCCTCCCGTTTCCAATCAGACATCTAAGTCTCTCGATCCTGTTTAAATACCATCCTTTCCAATGCCGAGACTTCCCCTTGCAGCAAGTCTATCCTGCTACGCAACTTGGTTATTTCCTCGACATAGGTGAATATCCTTCCCCTGAGTTCGCGTATCTCCTTGCGATACTCATCGCTACTGTGAGGCATACGATCCCATTCCTCATCCCATGCGTCATTGTCCTTAGTCACGGCCCACCCCATTGAGTGTGTCCTGTCTGACCAGCCACATCAGTTTCCCGATGAGCATCTGTTCAGTCCTGTTCTCAGGCTTCGTGATATCGAAACTGTCCGCAATACTACGGACCATGTCCCAGTCCACGAACTCCAAGTCACCGGCTTCACCGATCTTGCACCATACCTTCTCGACTTCCTTCTTCGGGACATCGAGATATGAAACTTCATCGTCATTCATTGACAAGCCCTCTTGATGTCTTGATCCATTCATCACCGTACTCGACATCCATGTAGTCCACGAACCATGGACCGCCACGGGTGAAGTGGACAGCCAACGGGTTAGGACAATCATCCTTGGTGTGCCAACCTTCCAAGTAGTTGTATGCAACGGGGAGGTTCCCGATGCAATCATCTGTTGCCCACTGAAGACGATGCAGATGCAGACCTGATTCGTTGTTCACCGTGTTCAATGTCAGGTTCTGTTTAACCTGATCATGGTCGCAGTTGATAAGCATGAAAGATGACCAGTTCTTGCGTGGGTACTGGGTCTGGATGGCACCATCCATCTTGGTCGCTTCTTTCGGGACATAGTCATGCTTGACCACCATGACCGCATTGCTGTGATCCCGGTAATCCATGACGGTAGATATATCCCCACGCCAGAAGAAATCGCAGTCCATGAAGACAGCCCATCCCTTGTAGTCAGCAAGGTACGGGGTCAGGAAACGAGTGAATGTGAACTCTGTCGAGGACATGGGGTCATGACCTCTCCAATACAGGTTCCGGTCACGCATGTCCTTCTGCTTGATGGGGGTGATATCAAGAGAAACGGTGGTGTGTTTAAGCAGGGACGCTCGACACACTTGATAGGCAATCTTCTCCCTGCTATCCCAACCGATGAATATCTTCACGAGTTCTGCCACTCCACCTTGTAGATGTTTCCCTCAAGATCAAAGTCGATGCGGACATTGCACTTCTGATGGTACGGCCCATAAGAAATCAGTCGTGCATCGTCAGGTGTAGCACGGTAATACCTACTCACGCTCACCTTGTGATGGTCTTCTGGCGGAAGACTGATCCGATAAAGAGGCTCTGGTGTTTCGGCTTTCTTCATATCCGCCTCAGATCTTCCTCAGTATCCAATCATCGACCACGCGCCCGATGATCCGGTACTGCAACTCCTTCATCAGGAACCGTACCGCAGCATGCTTGCCTTCCTCAGGTATCACATACCTGTCCTTCTGTTCCACGATCAACACGGGGTCGTTGTTCTTCAGTGTCTCGACGGCACCCTTGATAACATCCAGTTCATAACCCTCGACATCAATCTTGATGAGGTCGATGTCTGTCAGTTGGAAGCGATCCAACGGGAACATGGGTGTCATACCTTCCTGACCCCTTGCGACATGGGTGGAACCTGTGTTGTCAGGAGCGATGTTCATGGCGACAAAACCATGCTCCTTACCCAAAGCACATCGATGGATGGTATGCACCTTGGGTGCGTTATGGGGAAGGATGTCAGCGAACTCGTCACAGGGTTCGAAGCAGATGACCTTGTCGAACTTCTCTGTCAGCCCACGCGCCCAGAGTCCGACATGCGCTCCGATATCCACGGCTGTCCGGAACTGCTTGCAGTGTTTAACCACAGCCTGCTGGTGTATCGGCTGATACTCAGGCTGTTTGATGGCATCGAAATAAGTTGTGATGTGGCTTTCTTGATCAGGCAACCACCAACCTTGTACTTCTTTCATGTTTCTCCCCTTGCACGGATGACTGCTGCTAGGGTTTTTGCGATGTACCAATCGTCATTTCCATACGCAAGTTCATCTACTTCTTGATCGCACAACTTCGCACACGCCTCGCGCTCTGCTTTCACGGCCTCGTCCCGTTCGGCCTTCAGCCGCTCGTTCTCCTGCCGCAAGTGTTCCACCCCGATTGTGAACGCTTCCTCGCGTATCAGCCCGTAGTCCCGCATCACATCGGCCTCGGCATCGCCAGCGCAAATGCGGCTGTAGGCGGTTTCCAGCCAATGCGAACCGATGATGTAGTCGGGGTGTGTTGGCTCCGCAAGCGCGGCGTCGAGGGCGGCGAGGGCGGTGTCGGCTTCGTCATCCCACCAGTTGTCAAAGGACAGCAACGCCTCCCGTACCTGCTCAACCACAGCGCGTGGCAGGGTGATATTGTCGGTCACGGCTTCACCTCCTCTGCTTTCTTGATGGCGACGCGGGCAATCCGCGCGTTTTCGTCCAACACTTGCGCCATCACCTCTTTGTCCGGATGCGTCTGACTGGTGTAAAGGGCGATGTTCTGCAAAGCGCTCGACAATTCCGTATTCGCCGCATGCAGGCGGCGCAGTTCGTCGGCGGCGTTACGGTCGCGCAATCCATGCTTTAAACACAGCGTCCGGTCTAAATCATTAGCCAACCGCAGGGCTTCGGGTTGTTCGCTCACGGCTTCACCTCCACCATTGCACAGTGAACAACAACACAGCAATGAACATGAGAAGCACAACTCCAAGCATGATGCTGAGAACATTGATCGTGCTGTCGGCTTCCGTCAGTTTATCTTGAAGGACAGTGGCTTCTTTGTCCTTGATGAACAGCGAGTTCTTGAGCAGCGAGTTCTCGCGCAACAAGTCTCGTATCTCTTGGTTCAACCTGTCCTTGTTGTACTCAGGCTTTCTTTCGGTATCCATGTTTCACCTCCGACTTGGATATCTGTTGGTTGGAATCAGCCTTTCATCTTATCTTTTCTGTTTCCCTTGTAGTGGATAATCTTGGGGTCTTTGTTACCAAGATGTTCCGGGAGACAAGCATATCTTTCTTCACTCAGCACACCGTGCCTTTTAAACATCTTTGACCATATCTTCATGGCCTCCTGATCCCCGTACCATTTACGATACTTGGGGTCGATGTGATCCAAGATGTCAAGCAGTTCCCCCCAAACCGTGTGGTCTTTCGTCACCGTTGCACAGGCTAGATACGGGAACACTTCATACAGCGTCTTGCCTTTGTATTCATAGAAGTGCAGACCCTTGATGTCAGGGTTGAACTCAGCATCGCGATTAAACGATCTCTCGCAGAACAATGCTTCTTGATCTCCAAGCAATGCGTCTGGGAATATCTCTGAACATACGACCATGTCGTCATCCAGATACATCGCAGGGTAGTCCAGTCCCAATGCAGCGTAGATTCGCAGCCTATACTCCATGAAGTCTGTGGAGTCAGAGTCGAGTTCGAATCTTTCCGTGCCGTCGATGATGGGGGTCTTGGAATCCGTACACATGATGATCCGCGCATCCGGGTTGGTCTCACGAAGAGACTTCACGAATATGCGGGTGTGCCAGATCTGCTCTTCAGTGCCTGTCCTGAAGAACACGAATGTCGGCCTGTGTCCCGGAACCAGATGCCTCTTCAGGTCTTCCGCAATGTCAGCAACTTGCGTGGTCCACGGTGCTGTTGCGTATGATTTACGGTAGGTCTTGACGCAGGGATACCAGAGATTCCTGTTGCCTCTGGTGTTGTTCCAGTACCAGAGTTTGTTGGAATCCAAGAGGAAGGTTGGAGTTCCGACTGCCCCTGATATGTGGCCCGTGACATTGCTGACCGAGACCACACAGTCACAGGCCGTGATGAGTGCGGCGAGGCCATCAATGTCGGTGGTGTTGTCAACTTCTGGTACCACTTCGATCCGGATGCCATGCTTCTTCTCCAGTTCGTATATGTCTTGGTAGTGATCCCCGTACTGGAGGCTGACGAACCTCACATTGGGTATCTGAAGGATGGGGAGCATGTCCTCCAGAGCGACAGACTTATGGTTCCCGATGCGAGGCGCACCAGAAATCCATGACAAGCCGACCAGCCTCTCTCCTTCGGCAAGGTTTAAACCACTTCGTATCTCGCTGGCACGGGCATAGTCGGCGATCAGGAACGCATCGCTGCGTACCCTTGCAATGTCATCCTTGCTTTCGATGAACTCAGACACGAGGCTTCCCATGGGAATCTGTGCGTCGATGTCGCTTACGAAAGCGTTCTGCGGGATGAAGTCTATCCCCGGCATAGACCTTTCGAAGAGAGGGATCAGACGCGCATCGACCATGACGGTGACCACCGGAGTCTCGCTCTTGATCTCGCGCAGCAAAGAGCAGTAGAGAATCTGGTCACCGATACCCTGTTCAGACCAGACGAGTACATCCTTGTACCCGCTGCCCTTGTGCCATCGCGGCTTCTTGGTCTTGAGCCTAGGGCTGTCGAACTTCTTCGACTCCCATCTGTCATCGAAAGTCTTCCAACCTTCGATGAAGTTGCCCTGTTGAAGGTTCATCAAGGACATTGTCCACTTGACATCGATGTTGTCGGGAGCCATGAGTCCTGCCTTACGGAAGTCCTCAGTGGCTTTGTCCCAACGGCGCATCTCCCAATGGCAACGACCGCGCTGTATCAACGCTTGCACCATGGACTGATGCAGGTCTGCCAATGGTTCCAACTTAGAGACAGCCTCATCGAACTTGTCTTCGTTCGCGAGGTTGACCCCTGACTGCAATGCCTTGATGAATTCTTCTTTCACCAGTATTCCCTTCCGCCGCGAGAACTCCGCCAGTTAGGCGGTGGAACCTTTCTCCATTCGTACTGATAGAAATCAGAGTACGAGCGGAGAAAGTTTTTGACCCAACGGATCATTTCTTTTCCATGTGGTCTTTCAGGATTGACCACAACTTTTCAAGAACCTCGCGTTCTATATTGCGCTTGCTCTTGCGTTTAACCGGGCTAACCATCCCATGGTTCCGGGCAACGATGTAGACCAACTGCTGAGACACATTGAGTTTCTTGCAGATCTGCGGCCTTGGTAAACCACGGTCTAGAAACTTTCTGATCTTGTCAGACTTGGTAAGCGTTTTCTTTTTCATCAGAAGGGAACCTCGATGTCCTCCGACCCGCCATCCTTCTTGTACTCAGTGTGGATTTGAGCAGCGATGGACTGGTACTCGTTACCCGCCTTCGACTTCTTCTTCCACACAGCAAGAGACAACTTCGCCTCCTTGCCTTCCTTGACACGCTCGACCAACTCCTTGAGGAGAGCCTTGCTCAAAGTCAGTTCCCCCCGGAAGTCAGGTTGGTTCGTTGCTGTCTTGCGGTTGTTGATGAACAGTGCGCCTTGGGTCATGTCCCGGTTCTGATATTCAGACATTTGCATTGCCTCCTACTTTGGCCTTGAGTTGAATGAAACCTTGCTTGAGTACTTCGTACTGCTTCGGATAGTTGCTATCCAAGATGTCGATAACCTTCTTGTTCTCCTTCCAGAAGCCGACAAGCCCTGCTTCATCGGCACAGAACTTGTTGGCGAACTCCAAGAGTTTACCGACCACCTCAGCCGCACCCTCTTCTGTCGGGATGTCATTGGGGCCAGACTTGGTGGGTACTGGCTTCTTCTTCTTCGGCTCAGGCGGTTCCGAAAGAGTGTTGAGTTCGTCCTTGGACAACTGCACAACGGACTCTGATTCCGTTGAAGGATTGATATCCTCACCGGCATAGATGTAATGACCCAACCCGAACATTGCGAGACACTTGACGAATGTCCGCATCTTCGTGTCACTGATCTTCCGCGCATCGGGATTCTTGATGGCGTTGTTCTTGTAGTCCATCACCGGGAGCCACATGGTGCGGTGGCAGTTACCGATCATCACATCACAATGAATGGTGACGGTTCCGTCCTGATGCAGTTCCGGGGAAGAGAACGAATACTCAGCGTGCGGAAAGTGTTCCATGAGAACACCCCATGCCCATGCCCATGACAGATAGGACAACCCGTTCTTCTTCTCGACATGTTTCGACACATCGATTTTGGACAGGGTCTCCCAGATATTGCGGTACTCATCCGCAATGGCCTTTTGATCAATGATGTTTTCGTCAGTCATCAACTTCTCCTGTGTTGTTATATAGAAGTATACAAGTTACTCGTCGGTGTTGTCTATGCTTGGTGCCATATTTTTATATTGCGAACACCATGCGTTTACACGACACCAATCATTTGCACATCGGGTTGACTCGCCTCGACGGAACTCAATCTCTTGACCCGCAGCAAGTGCCTCGTTGGCATCCTTCTCGTTGTCGTAGAGTTTGAGTGCGCGTTTGTTGCCGGTCTTCTTGACAGCCCAGATGTGCGGCTTCTCCCATCTCTCATCGGCTGAACACTCAGGCAGTTCCGCGCCAGTCAGTCGGTCGAACTCAGCCTCTTGGTGCAACTCGACGCGCCCCCGCATGTACTCATCCTGTCTGCTTGTAGTCCAGAGAGGGATGTCGATCTCCACGATGGGAGCCTTGGGATAGTCGGCTTTCTGCTCTGCGTCCTTTGCTCTCCAGTCACGCAGGATTGCAACGACCTTCAGACCCTTGACCTTTACATCCTTTGCATGCCGGACGAGATAGGCATAGCAGTTCAACTGATGTTCCCATTCCTTCTTGCCAAAGATCACAGACCAGACAGATGTGGTCTTGTAATCCATGATGGTTACACCATCGTCCTCGATACGCTGAACATCGATGGCTCCACTGATAGCCCAACCTTCGACCTCAGTGTAGAGACGCTCTTCGGTGAGGTGCTTGTCATCACCAGTGTCTTCGAACATCTTGTGTGCGGCAGTCCCAAGGACAGCCCACATCTTCTCGCTGACATCCTCTTCCATGTTGTCCCAGTTCTCCTGACGGAGAATGCGGACACGGGGTGAGTCGATGAGTTGAGTCACACTGCGATTGGATTCACCCTTGCTGTATTCGCTTCGGGTCAATGCTTTGACCACCGTATCGGGAAGCCCGAACTTGTTGGTAAGTTTCATGTTGTCTCCTGTGTTATACCCGCCAGATGCGGATGCCTTTCTTTTCTGCTGCGCTACTGAACCTGAAGGCTTTGTTCTTTGATCTGAATCTTGAAAGCCTGACGCGCACCGAATGCAGAACACGCTCGATCTCATCAGGGTTGCACTCGACTAGGATGCTGTCGCCCACATCAAGATCAAGAAGTGGAAGTGGCCCAATCCTCACGCGCCCTGCTAGGTGCTTGGGAAGAGGGACATTGTTGTCTATCTTCATGCGTCCTCCTTGTTGTAAACTATTGTCATTGTAACCTGTGGTGTCGTATATGGAAATACAATTGGTCGTGTATGGTGAGCCAGCAAGCAAGTCGAATAGTCGTATGCTTGTGCATTTAAACGGACGGCCTGCGTTCATCAAGTCCGCGAAGGCTCGTGGTTACGAGCGCGACTTTAAGTTGCAGTGCAAAAAGATTGATCCGCTGATGTCCGGGGATGTCCGGGTAGATATCACCATCTACTACGCGACTCGCAGACCTGACTTGGATGAGTCTGTAATCCTTGATTGCATGCAAGGATTCATCTACGAGAATGATCGACAGGTGAAAGAGAAGCACATCTTTCATCGCCTTGATAAGGCGAATCCCAGAGCAGAGATAACTGTCAGTACTCTGGAATAAGAAAGCCCCAGAAGATTTCTCCTCTGGGGCTTGACCGTCCGGGTGAACAAACGGTAGTCTTGATTTGCGAAGTCGAGACGGGCGTGAATCTACACGCTAAACGGGTGGAAATCAAATCCGTCTTGTATACGCCGGTCAGGCGAGCCGTAAGTGAGTGGAGGGGGATCATCCTTCCCGCCCCAAAGTGCCATGTGAAATCCATGCTCTGTCTACCCCTGACAACATGGTGGGTGGCTTTACAGCCAAACCGGACTGGACTTGTGTGAGTAGGGCATGAGATAGGTATCTCCCCTGAAAGCAGTTCCAGTGCCATGCTGCAATGCATGGTGACACTGAGTACGGTTGGCCCCAGCCACCCGGAAAAGGGGGAGGTATTCGCTACAAGAACACAGGAGAGTCCATGTCACTGGAAGAAGTACTGAGTTTGCAGACAGAGACAACACGCATCCGTTGTCCAGTCTGTGCAGACTCACGCAGGAAAACCCATGAGAGAACGATGGGGGTCATGGTGGAAGAAGACCGAGTGGTCTATCAGTGCTTCCACTGCGGAACCTCTGGAGCAATGAGGAAGAAAACATTCATGCAACAAGTCCACATCACCAAGTCAACAGCACCTAAGCACATCGACCCACCCACTGAGCATATCCCCCAGATCGTCACAGACTTTCTGGTTAAACGGGCAATCAATCCCGAGATAGCCAACCAGTTTCCCTTGGTCGGCTCCGAGAAGTACTTCGCAGGGATAGGTCGTTCACCCGCCATCGGGTTCGTGTATGGAGACCCCCGCCAACCTGAAGCCATCAAGTGGCGCAGCACCGGGGACAAGGAGTTCACTCAGCAAGGCTCTGCCAGATCCCTGTTTGGTTTAAACCAACTACCCAAGGACATCACGGAACTGGTCATCTGCGAAGGCGAGATGGATGTCCTAGCCCTTGCGTCAGCCGGTATCCATGCCGTGTCTGTCCCGAATGGCGCACCCCAGAAGGTGACCGATGGCAAGGTAGACCCCAAGCAGGACGGTCGCTTCTCGTACATCTGGGACGCACGGGAACTGATCGACAAGGTCGAGCGGGTGGTGTTCTTCCCAGACCAAGACGAGCCGGGGATGGCACTGGTCGAGGAACTGGCGAGGCGTATCGGTCGAGCCAAGTGTTGGACGGTCACCCTCCCTGAGAAGGATGCCAACGAGACCCTCCAGAAACATGGCTCCCAAGCCCTCGCAGAAGCCCTATTGGCGGCTAAACCCCTACCCCTCGAAGGTGTGTACCTCCCAGAGGACTTCAGCCCACAGATTCTGAGCCTCTACGAGCAGGGGGTGGTGAAGGGGGCGAGTACTGGGATGATATCGCTCGACAAGTTGTACACAATCCTGCCCGGTCAACTGTCGGTGGTGACCGGACTGCCCGGTTCCGGCAAGTCAGAATTGATTGACCAAATATGCGTCAATATTGCAATGCAAAAGGGCTGGCGATTTGCCATTGCGTCTTTCGAGAACCCACCCGCCATGCACATCGCCAAACTCGCGGAGAAGGTGGTCGGCAAGCCCTTTTTCGGGGATGACCGGATGAACAGCGACGAAAGGGATTACGCACTCGCGTTCCTGAACCAACACTTCGTGTTCCTCCAATCCCATGACGGTGCGCCCAGTACTGTACAGTCCATCATAGACCGCACCAAACAGGCGGTCATGAGAATGGGCGTGCGTGGGTTGGTCATCGATCCCTACAACTATCTCGAAATGCAGGGTGACTCAGAGCAACAGGCTATCAGCAAGATGCTCACCGACATCGTCCTGTTCTGTAAGTCGCATGAGATTCATGCTTGGTTCGTGGCCCACCCTGCCAAGGCATTGCCAGACTCTGGCATCCCCAAGGGTCAGCACATCAGCGGGTCGGCTGCGTGGTTTGCCAAGGCAGACATGGGTGTCACCGTCCACCGCAACAAAAACGAGACCCAAGTCCATGTCTGGAAGAGCCGGTTCAAATGGGTCGGTGCGGTGGGTGATATCGAATTGAACTACGACCTGCCCACTGGCAGATACAGCGACAAGACTGGCGCACCCGATTTGTATGACTGGGGGAACCTGTGAGACCCATCATCAAACTCGACCCGTGGGAGTACGAATGGGCATCACATGTCGGGGCGCGTCGGTTTATAGAGAACTGGTCGCGGGAGAATGCCAAGCACTACGACAGCGCGAGGATGGAGGATGACCGTACCGCTCAGGTCGCCGCTTGTGTGGCGGAACTAGCGGTTGCCAAGTACAGCAATCGATACTGGTCGGGTCATGTCTGGCCGGTTAAACATCACGACACGCACAAAGGCATGGCGGATGTCGGAGAAAACATCGAGGTGAAGAGGCTGCGTACCCGTGATAGCGCAGCGGTTCGACGGCATCAGGTAGGGAAGGGGCTTGTGCTGTTTGTAGCCAAGCCGGTGATGCCGGAACTAAGGGAGGTAGAAATTTACGGGTGGATTCAGTACGACAGGGCGTGGGAGTTGGGAACCCCGACAGATTACGACCCTGACAACACCCGTGAGATCGGGCCTGAGAATCTTAAACTGCTGTGAGAGAACCCCGACCCCCATGATGGGAGCCGGGGCTTCTTCAATCAGCGATTGACCTGAATGGTCAGCGGACACAGAGCAGTCACGCTCACCGTCCGCACATACTCGCTGCCAAGATAGTCGTAGTAGCACTGCTTGGTCATGCCGGTGTTCCGCTCGTACTTGAGGTACGCCGTACCCGCATGAGCAGACATGCTTGCCAGTGCCATCGCAATCAGCATCACAGACTTCTTCATGTCATCTCTCCTTGGTTAAACACGCTTGGACAGGTAGGCATCAGCCCACTTGAACACTTCTTCTTCGGAACCCTTGAAGTAATTGAACTCCTCGCTGTTGGTGAAGGCAACCCAACGATCTTTCCAGACGCGCCCCGGTGAGGGGAACACCCACAGCACAGGGTTCCCGTCGCAGTCAGTGAAAGTCACTACGGTTCCAGTGGAATTTTCCTCCGCTCTGGTGAAAGTCTGCATGGTTCTTCTCCTTTTCCAACTCTGCGAGGTTGAACATCATCACGGTGCAGATTCTTTTTCCAATCTCACGCAACTGCTCACGCTCATCCTCATCGTCAGTCTCGTTCATGCGTTCAAGAATCGCTCCAGTGAACTGACTGATGAGACTGATGACCATTTCATCCCTAACCTTCATCCGGGTTATGTTCTCAGGGATGATGACGAACGCGAGGTCTCCATCATCAATCTTGACTGCCTCGATGACGGTGTCGAGGTCGATGTCCTGCATACGGAACCACCGCTCGTCGTGCATCTCGCCAGTCGCCGGATCGATAAACATTCTGCTCATGTTTAAACTCCTATCAGAAAGGGGGGTTGGTTACTTCGATGTCCTCCCATCCATGTGGTGGAGCAATCATCATCTGTTCGATGGACTCGACACGATCAACCAACAATCGTAGGTCGTGTTGGATTTTCATCAACGCACGGAGAATCTCCATGTCGATGTCCTGTCCCTGTAGCAACTTGATATCAGCATCGTTCATCGCTGTCCCTCCATTGCGGCCTTGATGAAGTCGATTGCACTGGCGGTATGTTTCTTCGCCAACTCCGCATCAATCCTAGTCGAGTGGTAGTCCGACCATGCCTTGATGACATCGTCAGTCAACTGATTTACCCGTCGCTCATGCTGTCGCTTGAGCAACTCAAATTCTCTGGTCTCTTTTTCGAGTTCAGAACGGATCATTTTATACCTCTCTTTTGCAGTCGCAACATCTGATTCATTCATTGATTGTTCCTCTTAACGAATCACGGGCAGCGTGTCTGCCTTGCTGTTTGTTGTGAACAATGCACCGGCATCGTTGCCCTCATCGTCCCGGCTAGGCCACACGAGGTCGCCGTTGTCGAGTTCAAGGATGACAGAGCGGCTGCTCCATCCCAGTCGTTCTGCCTCGTCGTTGGTCAAGTATCGGGCGGCGACGATGGTTCGACCGACAAGGACAGACTGTGCCTTTTCAACCCAGTAATTTTCGGTACTCATGCCTTTTTCTCCTTGATGTCTACGAGATACTGCTCATAACGCTGCTCATAGTCTTCATTCTTGCCGTCACACAGGACAGTGAATTCCTCAGACGCGGCCTCGTATGCATCGTCCTTGTTCTTTGCCTTGACAGTCAAAGTCTTGGTCACGATTGCACGGATGGTTACTTTGTAAGTCCTCATGACTTGTCCTCGTTGTGCATTGAAATTTTTACGACGGCTATTGCCATCACGATGCCAAATAAAATCACGACTGACAGCGCGTACAGGTGTTCAAGTATGGTCATGCTGCCTCCAGAATCTGAATGACTCTGTTCCTGCATCGGGCAACTTCAATTTCAGACAGAGCCTTCGACAGGTCTTGTGCGATAGCCGTTGCGTCACTAGAACCCTGCTCGTCTGGCGCGGTGATGGCAAGCACGAGGGCGAGGGTCAGCGCGTCTTCGGTAGTCTGAGGTTCTGGCAATTTGAGTTTGGTGAAATCTATTTTTCTCATGTCACTCTCCTGTTTAAATGATGATGGTTTTCTGATCGATGATGATGGTCATGCCCATGCCCTTGATGTCTGCAAGATTCTGGACATCGAATGTCTTCTGTCGCATCAGGTCTGCAAACTTCTGCGCGAGGTCGTTGACGGGATAAAACTTGAGGTTCCCGTAAACATTGCGCTGCTCGACGATGATGTTCATCGTGCGTCTCCTTCGTTGAGTCGGGCAGGGTCAGCACTGACCCATTTCATCCAGTCGCTGACAACTTGCCGCGCTTCTTTACGAGTCAGGTCAAACATGCTCTCGATATGCGGTGCTGCGCCAAACATGTTGACTGCGCCAGATGCGCGAAGTTGGTTGAGGTAGTGGAACTCAGGGCGAACTTCGGTCATGGTCATGTCTCCTGTGTCGATGTTGAGTAGTATAGTCGATAACAAGTAATCATGCAAGCAAAAGGGGGGAGGGGCGGCTCATGCCGCCGCCGCCCAAAGTCCCATCACAGTCTTCACTGCGCGTTCAGGGGT